TGAAACAGAGTTTGAAACAGAGTTTGAAACAGAGTTTGAAACAGAGTTTGAAACAGAGTTTGAAACAGAGTTTGAAACAGAGTTTGGAACTGTTGACTCCTCTTCCTCCTGTCCAGGTATGATTGAATCAGGGAACCTAGTTTGCAATGTGGAGAATGCTTCATTCACTATCTCCGGAGCAAATCCTTTCTCCTTCATTAGTCTCAGTGCTACTCTTTGATTGCTGATCCCAGGCAAGAGCTTATAATGGAATTTGATCTTTCCAGTTGCAGGATCCTCTGTGATGGCGAATCGGGCTTTGTCAAACTCTGGCAGTGCACCCAGCTCTTGAAAATGTGTCGTTATCAGGGTTAGCGAGTTAGAGAGAGTGTTAAGTTTTCTGGAAACTGATAGAGCCGCAGAAACTCCCTCTTCATGGTTGGTTGAAGTAAATAACTCATCGAAGAATCCTATGCAAAACCCAGATGACCGAGATTGAACCGCTTTCAGGTATTCATGAACTGAATTCATCTCGGCTTGGAATAAGCTCTCCTTGCCCACCTCATCGGTCAGGCCGATGTAGCTGTATATTGCCTCGAATGGAGTACCGGAATAGCTCTCAGCACGCACAATGCCGAGAGTCTGTGCTGTCCAGATACCGGCAAGTAGTGCTTTGAGCAGAGTGCTCTTACCTCCCTGATTAGGCCCAGTGATCAGTAGATTCTTACGCAATTCGATGTTATTGGGAATCGCCTTTTCAATGGGAATATGTGTGTGACGCAGCCCGCTTACACGTACAACTGGAGTTGGATTGCTGTACCATCGCGGCAAACAGTAGTCAGACCTTTTTGACAACTGGACCAGAGACAGTGTGCCAGCCAGTGTTTGTGTCCATTCAATGATCCCTCGCAGCTGTTTTTGACAGGTTGTGTCCGCATTCTCCTCATCTCCACCACGATCCGTCAATAGCCTGAACCAGTATAGCTCAGCCCCACCACCGCCGGTGAGACTCCCCAACATATCCTCCACATCATGAGCAACCTTAGGATTATGGAAATGAATATTGTAAGGATGCTGCTGGATCTGTTGTACCCTAGTTAGAAAGTGCTGCAGCGATTGCATTCTACCCTGCAACTCAGAGATGATCTTGTATTTCTCTAGGCTTGTCTGGATCGTTTGCCAAACTCCCCAGACATAAAGTCCCAAATAGAGTAGGACACCACCAACAGCTATTTTGTTCTTCGCTTGTAATGCTGCCGTTATTTGAAAGGTCATTGTTTTCCAAATCATCTGAATTGCTGTATAGAAAGATATCGGCATACCCCACCATCGCATGACTATGATTGGGATGGCAGCAGATATAACCGGTCCAAACATACTGAGTAATGGTGCCAGATAGATCTTGGCATAGTTTGTGCTGACCAGCGCTGTGCTGGAACCATTCAATAATTTCAACAGACTACCCTGAAAATACAGGGTACCATAATACTCCTCTGTCTCCTCATCATAGTCTGGCTGAAGGAACCATAAAGTATTTTCTATATCTGGTCCAAGTGCATTCAGGTTCTGCTCTGCATGCTGGACAAATTTGCGTTGTTTTGAATTTGTTGAGAGATCATGGAGCATCTCACGACGCTTTAGCAAGATTTTTGGACTATATGAAGGCGAATGTAATAACTTGTTGATATGAGGTGTGACCAACAGACTAGTTACATTGTCATTGTGCTTGAAGAGGTCATTTATCAACTGCTCGATCTCAAGGTCCCCCAGAACCCATCTGTTGATACTGACACTCATACTGTTTGTTTTCAACACATTTATCTTCTAAATGATTGGGCCGCACTACCACCAACTGGTTGCCGGTAGCGGTGGCATGTGATCGGATACGCCTTTGTTCCCTCTCTCCAAAAATGATCGGGACGTTGAACTGCGATGAGGTCACGATATCACACACCACGCATAATGTCAGAGCACATGATGTCCGCGCCACCGGTTATCAACACAGCGAGTAAGGCCAAACCATTTGATAATCGTCTAACACCACTCGCGCCAATGTTGAAGAATGACAATTCTCGTCCTTCGACGGTTCCAGCTCCAGTTCCAGTTCCTGTCACAGTCACTCCAAAGCTGCATGTACCTCTGGTTCGCGAGAAAGAGATTCGGATTGCTCTTCCCAGCCTGGCAGAGATTTATGCCAGTATCTCGCTGGAGGTGCATACCCGTGTTGTAGAGACTCTGGCCACCATCATGGACAAGATCGGCTCTGATTACAAGATTCCGCCACACGAACTGAAAGCTAAATATCTGACTGATCTGCAAATTACTCTGCAGCAGCAACAACAATTGCAACAGACTGTCAAGAAGGCTTCGCAGAATACCAAGAAGGCTCGTACACCACTAGACCCAGAGATCCGTTGTATGGCACGGACTGCTGGAGGTGAACAGTGTACTCGGCGCCGTCAGACTGTGAAAGGCATCGAATATTGTGGTAGTCACAGTGCCAATCAGCCGTATGGCAGGATTGATGAATCTGCACCAGTCGTGGAGAAAAAGAAACGCGGGCGCCCTCGCAAGTCCGATTCTCCATACGCGGGTGAGACGGTTGAACTGCAATTTGAAATTGTCATGGATGGAGATGGCAGTGGCAGCGAAAGTGGTGGTGAATATATCAGGGACCAGAATGGGAATGTTTATGAAAAGCCAGAGTGTGAGACCATCAGCAGCCTGGGCGACTTGACATGCATCGGCAAGTATGACTACACAAATAATGTCATTGTTCGTTCATAGATATCTGTCCATCTCAGAAAAAATCTGCCTTATATTATAAGTAAGATGATGAAAACCTCCTGCATACAAAAGAAAAAAGGTTGCAGCAAGAAGAAGGTACGAAAAGGATCTGATTGTGCCTTGTTGTGTCCATGCCCAACACAGCTGAAATATAAGGCAGTGATCGCCGAAGTCTGCGGAGCATCCGAGGTAGATGCTGGATATATTGGCTTTGATTCACTTGAGAGTCGAGATGTTCGATGGATCATCATCAGTAGGGTCAGCAAGAATGGTTGCAAGACCAAACAAATCACAAATGGATTGAGCAAAGGTGATGTGGTACGTCTTGCCAAGAGCACCTGCACCAATGAGAACCTGGATTACTGCATCATGAGAACCACTTGTGATGAATGTCATGTTTTTCTTTATGTGCGAGCCCTGGAGAATAATCAAAACCATCTGATATGTGAGGGTGAGGAGTACGTCCTGCTTAACTTTGGACCCAAAGTTGCTTCAGTGAACGTCATCGACGACAACGATGATCTCATTATTGGTGATATTGGTGACCTCATTGGCGATGATCTCATCATTGGTGATACTGGTGATCTCATTGGTGGTGAGATCATCATCGATGTTGGTCAGTGATATGGTTGAAAAAAATCCGTTGCACTATATATAGTCGATCAATAAGTGATGGGTTGCAAGGGCAATGATTGCAAGCAAAAACCAAATGTAAATTGTTGCTGCGACTTGTACACTGCAAGGGGTTTGTCACATGGTATGTGTGCAAAGATCAAACCTGGGCAAGCTGGGTTCAATGCTCTTGAATCTACTCTGGTGACCAAGATCATCCTTGGGATCACGGCCACTTCTGCAACCACATGTGACAAAAAGGCTGGGCGCTGCAACGATCCAGCTCAACGAATTCGGAAAGGGGATTTGATTCGGTTCTCACGCTGCGTATCATCGAAAATGAGGACACCCAAGATGAAGATGTTTTCTGAGAATCTCGACTTTATGGTGGATCAGACAGAGGTGGACAAGCGGGGCGAGACACTTTGTTTGCAGGTTAGGTCATACAACTCTGCTGATAATTTTATAGTCTCTGAATGCGACCAATACTTTTTGATGAATCTGGGACCTGTTGCAGATGCGCCCGAACAGGTGTGTGCTCCATCATTTCAACTGCGCCTTGATGATCCCGATGCACAGCCAGAACAGGGTGAGATTGTTATCAACAGCTCACTCAAACCACTGCTTGCAGGATCCTGCATTGTCCTGATCAGTAATACAAGCTGTGAAGGGATTGATATGAAATGCTGCAATGCTGCTCTACAAACATCAGATATTTTCCGCCTGGTTCCCAAAGGGGAGGAGGGGACGGAAGGTGAGACAGGAATCAGTTACGGCGATTATACTGTGGTCGCCCCACTGGCAGCAGACCAGGGAGCAACAGGAGTTGATTTTACAAGTCTTTTGGCAACTCCTAACCACATGAGTACTTTGGAAACTGGAGATAAGGTGTGTATGTTCAATCTGGGACCGATCAGCGTCGGTCCAACAGGTCCAACTGGAGCACCTGGTGCCACAGGTATTGGAGTGACTGGAGCACCAGGTGCCACAGGTATTGGAGTGACTGGAGCACCTGGTGCTACAGGTCCCCCAGGAGAACCAGGAGGTGCCAGTGGAATGGGTCCAACTGGTCCACCCGGTCCCACTGGTCCACCCGGTACTGGTGCAACAGGATCAACGGTATGCAGTCCAACCTGGAGCTTCAGATTGACTTCCGGATCACCGGGACAAGATCCACAGGAAGGCGAAGTCCTCGCGATCGTGTCCGAAAATGATAGTTCAGGCGCTGTCATACTTACGTTTCATAAGATGACCTGCGAAGGGATTGATGCCAGGTGTTGCCTCAACTCATATAAGGTAGGGGACATTTTGCGGCTTTACTCTGAGGCGGACATCATTGATTCTGAGGGCGTCGTTCCATGTATGACTTTTACAATAGGGTCTATATTTCATGAACCCAACAATGTTCTCTTTGATGTCATTGCGAGAAACGATGCAGATCCATTCGCGAATGGTACGAAAGTATGCATCATGAACGAGGGTAATGCTCTGCGTGAACCTTGTCCAGCATACAATTTGAGCATAGGTACGACAGGTGGAACTGCTTCGACTGCTATCGGGAACGTAAACATTGACGTCCCAGGGAATGGCACCGCAACTGATATGCAGACCTTCGCGGACCAACTGTGCAACGCCAAGTGGCTATGGGTTGTCAATGCTGAAGAGGGTGATGACATTGATCTGCAAATCACGATAGAGAGCGACACTCAGATTCAGACCATGGATTTCACAATTCCAGGAGGTGAGACTGGATTTGAGATTGAATTTCCGGACGTTCGACCATCCCCTGAGACTGGTTACAAGGTAACATTTGCAAACAGCAGTCCAAACTCATGTACCATTGTTTCTCTCATTGTTTCAACAGAACAAGGTTCTCCCAGTATAGGACAGATCCTATTGAATACCACTGGGGATGGTGATCTTTCACAAGTCACATGTATGCAACTCAGTACCACCAGTTGCAATGATTTCACTATGGTGAACGAATTTCGCTCTTTGACTGTCGGTGACAGGATACATCTCTCCAACTATGGATCAGACGGCTCGACTGGGCTGGCGACACAGTATGAGATAACTGGCTTAGTCATGGATGTAAGTGAGTTGTTCACAACTATTTCGGTCAGATATGCATGTGGACCGAGTGACAGGGCATTTTTCGGGTCCAAGGTCTGCTTCAGGGCGATGATCACACCGATAACACATTGTAAGCCACTGCACCAACTGGTTCGCAACAACAATGGCGTGGGCGAGTCTGTTGACCTGCAGATACCAACAACAGGTCAAATCATTATTCCATCTGGCGTGGGAGGTCCTGAGGATCTGACATGTCTTAATGTTCACAAAATTAGCTGCAATAAAATCAATGTCACCAGCTGTTATGATGGTCTCCGCGCAGGAGATACATTGAGAATAGCACTACCCGAAGATGACATTGGTGGTAGATATATCCTTGAAAGCATCACCACACACCCAGTTCATTATATGATGAAGGTTCTGTATCTGTCAGGTGGAGACGACCAGCCCTATCCTGACAGTGCTAAAGTTTGCATTGAGAATCTTCCCAATGAGATCCTTCATGTTAAGGTCGCCAAGTTGACGACTCTGAGCATTGCGAGTTTAGCAACAATAACATGGGAGTCTATACAGTCATCCAAGGGATTGAGTTTTAACTTGGTCAATAACGGGTTTGAAGTTCCGGTAGACGGCATATACTCATTCATGATTAATATGCAGGTGCAGAGTGTTGCTACTGAGTCTGATTCTGTTCTTGAGATCAGGATCAGGATCAGGCGCAGTAGCAACACTCTTTCTCCGGTTAGTGCTACCTCAGTTCCGGTGGCTCGCGGTTTCACCATATTTGCAGGACATTCTGCGACATTATATTTATTGAAAGGAGCACTCATCAGCATTCAGGTGCGATATTACAGACCCAACAACAATGCCATGCTACTTGTTGGCACAGGTTCGACACTTGAAATCAATCAACTCAAGTAACGATTAGAAAAATTGAAAGCACAAATCGTCGCATTCTGTTTGTATTACCCGATTCTAGTAATACAAACAATATGAGCTCTACTGCCGCCACCACGAGTCTGTTCCATGAAGTCTGTGCCTCGAGCCAGCACTACATCGAAAATGCTGAACGTATCGAGGAGGAGGAACGCACTGTACTGCAGAACAAACGTGAAACTGCCTGCAAGGCTGCACTTGCAGAGATTACCCAGAATGTTGAACACACGATCAAGACAGCTGCTGGCACCGGTCGTAAGGTTCGTGACAAGTACCTCCCACGAACTCAGTGTTGCATTTACCGATGGACTCGAGATGATGCCAGCACTGGTGCCGGATCGGAGCTGACGAGTCAGAACAAGTTTGGCGATTTCTATCTGCTGGATCTTCTGCGTCGCCAGGGCCTGATCCACAAGCTGCAGGACTGGTTTGATGAGCACCATCAGCGCGAGCCAGTCCCTTGCGAGGGCGATGCAAAGGACCAGGGAAAGGACCAGGGCGAGGATGGTGAAACGACTGGTCGAAAGGGTCCACGCCCTGTTCCCCCCACACGCGCTTTCAAGGTTTACTGGAATCCAATTCGCAACAAGGAGGGTCAGTTCGGAATTTTCGTAAACTGGGACCGGGACTCCTGGGAGCAGGTCAGCCAGCATCTCCGCTCCGGCGCTCACCCCAACAAGGGCAAGGGTAAGAGCAACAACACCAACGCGAACACCAACAACAAGGGTAAGAGCATGGGTCCCCGTCAGAAGCGGCTCCGCCAGGATCGGAATGCGCCAAAGCAGGGTCGCACAGACACAACTGGTACTGTGACCCCACCACCCCCGGTGCAGGTTCCAGTTCCTGCACCCACCAACTGTGATGGTGTCTCCGTCGCCCACAGCTTTCACCCATCCATCTGATCGACCTAGCTCCGAATCAGTCTCTGGATCTCATCGTCTTTGTCCAGAACCTGGATGATGGGCTTGAACATTTGGTGGATCTGATCAATACCTTCAATGACCATTTTTCTTTCTTGGACATCATCTATCATGGAGGGAGTGATCTTGTGTTCTGGGCTATTGGTCAGTCTTAGTACTTGTCTGGCAGCACGAGCGCTGTGTTCCATGATCTCACTTTGATCAGGCGATGAGATTGGTGGAATCTTTTGCAACGCATCCACAAGAATCAGGACGTCATCATGCACCCTGCAAATTCTCAGGAAAGTCTTGCTTTTTGATGTTTTCATCAAACGATCCTTGTGTTTCTTGATGATCGGAAGTAACTTTGCTACTTGGTCAGCCATTCGTCCAATTCGTCTCGTCTATGACAGGAAGTTTGGACTCACCTGATGTGATCATTTTTACCCATGCAAGAACATGTAAATGTGTGTAAGTGCTTCTTGGCATTGAATGATGTCATTGTGACCGGCTCCCTTTATGATGTGAAGCCGACAATTTCTTTCCTTCTTGTGACAGGAAGACAGTCTGACGCTGTGATCAACGGGAATGACCTCATCGTTTGAACCATGGAGGATCAGAGTAGGCGCAGTCACACTTTTCATCTTGTCATAGCTTGGGAAAACATCGTAAATGCGGGACAAGAAGTGTGATACAACACTAGTTGCCGAGTAAAAAGGACTCACCAGGATCATGCTTGGACCGGAACCCTTTGCAAGGCTGGAACCCTTCGCAAGGTTGGAACCCTTACAAAGGCTTGAAACCAGAGCTACAGTAGGGCCAGTACCGATCGAGATGCCCATCCAGACCTGTTGCTGCTCAGGAACTTTGAGCCTATCAACAATGTACTTGTAAACTGCATTGATACTTTCATAGCACTTGCTCTCACTTGGTGTGATTTGAGTGTGTGGGATGCTCTCCGATTCAGAGGGAGCCTCAAAACAAATCTGAGAGCAAGGTGCAACTGTCTGTTTGGTGTGATTGTAGCCAATGTACTCATATCCAATGACAGACACTTTCAGCACATCGCGGAAATACGACATGAGTGGGACCATCTCGGCCAAACAAGTGGCATTACCATGTGATATGATCAGCACTTTAGGTCTTGTTGTCCCTTTCCCTTTCCTTTTTTTACATGCGCAGGTACAGGTAGATACACGAGGGGAATACTGTAATTGTTGGGTGTGGTCACCTCATGAACCTCGCAATCATTCGGACTATTTCTGGGAAGGTTGGGTGCAATCTTTGGAACCGGAAAAAGTAGAGGATGGATCAATGAATTCATCGCTTTCATAGATTCTGTCTTGTTTTTAAGTCTCGACACAGAACGAGGATATTCTCGACACATTTCAGGAAGATCTCAAACCCGGACACAAATTCCTCCATAATTTTGACAAGGCGCAAGAAAGTTGTGTTCATGTTCTGAGATTTGTTTGTAAGGTAATCAAACCCATGTTCGGATAAGAGAAACCTGATCCAATCGAGTCTGCTACCCCCATTCATCCTAATCATCCCATTCATCCTGGTTGGCCTGAGAAGATCATCTTCATAATGATTTTCCATTTCCTCGAAAAGATCATTGCTGTGTCTGGCGTGTCTTTGTAAACGCGTTGACACCATTATTTTGTCAAATAAATACAACTATGTTGGTTATATAATTGTATTTGGATTCTCCTATATGGATCGCTTCATCTCTTTTACTCCTCATCGGCCCAGAATTTGCGCTCGATCCATTTGACAAACTCAAAAAGGAAGAAGAAGACGGTTGAGGTAACTGCAGCGAGCATGGCTTTTTGGCCGGAGCCTCCCTGGTAGACCAGAACAAAGAGCATGAGCCATTGGAAGAAGTAACGGAGGAATGGCACATTGGCTGTCAGCCATGTAAAAAACTTGGGAGGTGTTGGGAAACCGCCCCAGGCACCAAACAGGGTCAGGAAGGACAGAATATATTCGAACAGGTTGAAGTTCATTTGTTGCACTATAGTATTCCATAGAATAATTTTTCGACAAATCTTGTGGGGTTTTCCTTGGTATCTGGTTTTGTTTCAGTATCTGGGGCAATGAAACTGTCAGTTTCCGAGCCTGATCCAGATCCTGATCCAGATCCAGATCCAGATGAACTTGAACGTGTGCTATCACTGCCCAGGCTGATACTTTCATGGTCATCTGGTTTGGGACTGTGTTCAGGCTCAGCCTTAGGATCCTGTTCTGCCTTGTTGCGCTCAGAGTGCATTCTGAGCTTGAGTGCCATGCTGCGCGTGATCATATGTGTATTGTTGTTGTGGATGTGGAATTGTGGAAGGGCCAGCCTTCTGTCAATTTTTTAACCACCGAACCTACGCTCTCTCTGAGTGAAACTATCCAATGTGTTTAGGAAAAGCTGATGAGTCATTTCAGGCCACATCTGAGGGAGAAATGTCCACTCTGCATACATTGTATTCAGAGGGAAGAATCCAGATGTTCTCTGGACATCGCCACATCTGATGACCCAATCAATCTGACTATCCAACATATTATCTGGTGAGATGTCAGCATCAACAGTCGTCACTCTACGAGCATCTTTCACTGGATCATACGCAATTGCCAGATTGAGCCTCTTTCGAACGCTGGGCATGGTCATGGATGTGGTATATGCTGTATGTACCTTGTCAACAAGATCCTGTAGCGATGGAGAGAGCAATTCCATTTCTCCAACAACTCTCACTTCAAGACGTTCTGCCAGGATATCTGCTCTATTAACAAGATTATGGAGATAGATCTCCATCAGACGCTCCAGGAACTGAATCTCTTCTGATGCTCGTTTTGCGATATTGTCCGCTGATAGACAGTACAATGTCAACTGAGACAGCGTGGGGGCTACCAAGAACCATTGAAGTAATTCTTCTGTTTTGTGTGTGCCAAAAAAATGCCCTGGAAGGTGGTGCTGTCTGCCCCATCTTCGGTTGCCATCCATGATAATACCAAGATGTATCTGCACGGGATCTTGATCAGGTCCTTGATCAGGTCCTTGATCGGGTCCTTGTTCCGGTCCTTGTTCAGGTCCTTGTTCAGGTCCTTGTTCAGGTCCTTGTTCAGGTCTTTTGAGAGAGAGACCTGAAACGAGCCTCAGTGTATCATTGTACAGGCTATTTTCAAGGTCCTGGTCACGACGTCCTCTGATTATCAAGGTGGATGGATCAAACAGTAGAACATTTGCTCCCATCAGAATATTCAATGCTCCCAGTCGAACCTCTGAGAATCCTTCGAGGGCCATATATTCAGGTGTATTAAACCAATCAGAGTACAGGTCTCTCCTTATGATGGATTGACCATTGGCTCCGAAGAAATCAGGCAGGCAAATAAATAGGTGCAACCTGAGCATCAGGAGGACGGTGCGAATGACACGAAATAGCTGTTTGAGTGATTCTTTGTTGATTCTGTCAGTGTATTCATGCAGGAGCCATGTCCAAATCTCTCTTTTCACAGTTTGCCAACTGGTTGCGCCAGTGGCTGATATCATTAACTGATGTTGGATCCCATCCACCCATGTGCACTCGAGAAACATTTCTGGTGGATATGGGTTTATCTTCGTTAAAAGTAAAGGGAGATAGAAAGTAAAAACAATTTCCTCGGGGGATGGGTGGGACATAATATTATATGAACTGTTAATCAAGTCACACATGTAAGCGGAATCCTTTCTGTTGAGAGATGGTACTGCTGTTGTCAGAACTTGGGCTCCCTTTTGATTATCTAAAGCCTGGTGTAACGCCTCTGAGAAACTGCGATATTTGTTTGGATCATCTAGATTCAGCTCTGGTATTTGAAAAAAAGCCAGATACTCTGTGTGCATTGTATGAACTGAACAAGAGTGCTTAATTTACATCAGTTTCTGATTCGGGCAACATTGCGCATAGAGGTTCCATTTTATATTTATACAGTTAGTAAGGTAAGGATGACACAATGGGTTCCCATTCGCCATCGCATCCAACGCAAAGAGCCTGTGTCCCCACCAATGCTACTGGAAAGTCCACCTATAGTTGAACAAACGGCGGAGGTTAACGAGAAGACCAACCTAGTTATTAAAAAGAAGGAGCAGATCAGCTCTGTTCCTTGGAGTGTCCCGATTATTCTCCCTCGTAACAAGTGGATTGTTGGTAGTTTTGATATTGGTGTTAAAACACTCAGTTACTCCGTTTTGAGTTATGATCCAAGCTTACCATCTGGAAAGGAGTATCAGATATATGATTGGGATATCATTGATCTGATACCAAGTGACACGAAAAGTCTTGTCTGTGATTATCCCTTGAATTCTGGCAAGCGTAAGGGACAGGCCTGTGGGAAAAAAGCGAGCTATTCATATTCAGATCAGAATGCTGAGTTGAAAGGTGTATGTAAAGTGCATTCAAATAAGATCGCAGAGAGCACAACATTAATCCAGGAGCGAATGGTACATACTATGACCAACATGGAGTTGAATATTGAGGTAGTGAATGCATTGGACAAGCGTCCTATCTTTTTGGAGGTTGATGAGATCCTGTTGGAGCACCAGCCATCCAAAAATCCTCGCATGAAGAATCTGAGTTACATGTTACACAGCTATTTTGTACTGCGTGGTCTGGTGGATGCTAATCAAGGAGATAGACATTGTAGACTCATCAACATACGTTTTATAAGTCCAAAGAACAAGTTGAACGTTTATGATGGTCCAGTTGTACCTCAGAAATATAAACGCCCTTATGATGAGAATAAATATAGGAGCAAGGTTTATTCAGAATATCTTATTCGCGAGGATCCCAATAGACTTGAGTACTTCAAGAGCAGTCACAAGAAAAGGGATGATCTTGGTGATGCCTTTTTACAGGGAGCTTGGTACTTAAAAAAGAATAACAAGCGTCTCATGCGCATGCACAGCCGTCACAACAGAGAATGAGCAAATCAAATGGTATAGAAGTCAATGGCTCGAAAAGGGTGAATCCAGCCTTGGATTCAAGGTTGTCGACACAATCTGGGTGGATCCTCCGATGAGATCGTAGCTGTCGCTAGTACTTAGAACGATCCGCGTAGGAATCAGTTATAAGATTTCTGCCCTCTGAGTAATTACGGTGGAATCTATGGACAAATTTTTCCTGGATAAACAGAAAGATGCCCAACAGGGCCGATTTGGGGATATTCCATCTGAGGATGAGGTTGAAGCCATCAATCCTGGATTCTCTGGTTTCCCCGGACTAAATAAGCGTGAAGAAGGGAGCGAAGCTGGTGGAGGAAGTGCCAGGATTGGTCGCCCAGTCAGATCTAGGCCAGCTCTTCGAACCGGAGGACCCCTAATGGGTATGGGTAGTTTTGGTCCACCAAGACCTGGTCCAGGTCTTGATCGCCCATCTAGCCCTCCACACCGTTCTAGCCCTCCACACCATTCCGGTCCTCCCGGTCACCATTCTGGCCCTTCAGGTCACCATTCCGGTCGCATTTCCGGTCCTCCAGGCCGCATTTCCGGTCCTCCAGGCCGCATTTCCGGTCCTCCCGGTCAGCTTTTCGGTCAGCTGGATTCGAACCCTGGCGGTCACGGTCCTCCAGGTGGTGACCTCAGCAGTCATGGAAATCAGGAATCAGAATCGGATGTGGGTGCGGATGATCCAATGTTGATTGTGAAAGATCCAGACACAGGACACGTGTCACCAGACAAGCCTATCCATGTCGCAAAACCCAAAGGAAGCTTTCGACCAGGACTGGATATTGGTCTGGACCTGATGACTGATGGCAAGGTTCAAGATATCAGTGACCTCAGTTCTGAATCTGGACCACGTCGAAGAGGACCGGGAGGACCGGGAGGACCGGGACCCAAGATCACCGAGATCAACATTGACACATCTGACAGACCTCGTCGAACACACAACAAACGACCTTCAAGGTTTCCTGGAACTGGGAGAATGGATACCCGCACATTGGGTAGTCTGAGCGATGATGAAGATGATGCTCCCCCCAGATCAGATGAACCAATTCGTGGCCCATCTGGAGGTCTGTTTGAGCCTGGCTTCCAAGCTGATGGTTTCCAAGTAGGTGATGAAATAGATATAAATGATGTTGAGATTGTTGATGACAACGATGGACATGGTCTGGTTAACCCCAATGATTTTGCGGACATGCAAGAGGTTGAAGAGGAGCCGGTCAGACAGTTATCTGCTCGTGAGGAATATCAAGAGAAGAAGAAGCTGATAAAACGCATCAAGCGCTTGATGAGGAAGGGCTATGAACCATCTAAAGCGCCAACCTCCAACATGTCCTTGCAGATCCTCCGTGAAGAGTTGGAATCTCTTGAGGATGAGCGTAGTCTGGATGCCAGTATTAAATGGCAACAGAAGATGGTTATGGGCGCTAGTGCAGGGGTTGAGCTTTTGAATCATGTTTACAACCCCCTTGATATACAGTTGGATGGTTGGTCTGAATCGGTTTTTGAGAATCTTGGTGAATATGATGAGATTTTCGAGGAACTGCACGAAAAGTATAAGGATAGTATTGCTGTTGAACCAGAACTTAAATTGCTGGGCACTTTTGTGGGCAGTGGAGTGATGTTCCACCTCAGTAAACCAGCATGCTCGCCTGGTAGTGCTAGTGTACCCGGATTCGAAGATATCATGAAGAGTGATCCAGTTCTGGCACAAAGATATCAGGAGAGAGCCCAGGCTCTGTTTGGACAGAATTCGGCAGCAGCAACTGCCACAGCACCTGGTGAAGCAAGTAGTTATGCCAATCCAGGATTGAGCCCGAACCTAGGTAATAATTTTGGTAACATGCTTGGAACACTCACTGGGAATCCCACAGTGGGAACAATGGCATCCATGTTTGCCAATGGCATGAGAACAACGGGAACACAACAGGGCCCGAAACCTCCAGTCCGACAACCTCCCATGCACAGGCCACCAATGCAGCAGCAGCAGCCACCAATGCATAGGGCACCCATGCAACGACCACCAATGCAACAGAGAGCTCCCCAGGGGGGTCTTGGAAGAGGCCCTGGAAGAGGTCCAGGGGTTTCAGTCAACCCGAACAGGGCGTTCGGACCTGGTAATGTAGCTCCTGTGCAAGCTGTTCAGGCTCAAGCTGCGGAAATTGAGATGCCAGATGATGATGACATCCTGGGAAGCATGTCGTCTCCTGCAACAATCCCGATTATGGAGGACCTGGGTAGTGAGAGTGGTAGTGAGGAACCTGTCATGACACGCCGCACAAAGAGAGCTGGACGCATGGGATCGGGGCATATGAGAGCTGTTGCAGAGCAGCGCACAGCCACTCCGATCACAGTCAGATAAAATCATTTGCCCTCAATAATGTCCTTGTAAAAGTCATACATCTTGTCATTGATGGGTTCCAAGATCTTTTTGATTTCGGACAGGAACTCCTCAGTCTCCTTTCCGACATTTACTTTCTCTTCCGCACGGCGAAATAGCTGACAGATACGGCGGAGCTCATACTTTTTCTCTCTCCAGAGCTCTCTGTTCTTTTTAGTCAATGGATTATCCATGTATTTGTGGGTAATCCTTAGAACAGACCTCTGGCGGTACAGATCATCACAAACTCCACATTTGTTTATGTGATCTTTTTTGGCTTTTGGTCCAGGCTCTGATTGATCTGGTTGAGTCGGTGGAGTCTTGGGTTCAGACTCTGACTTGGCGTTAACAGAATCATCCGCATCAGCATTGATGACAATGGACATTGAGTCCATTGAACCACTATCATCAGATTCGCCATTCTCATCCTTGCATGTATTTTCCTCTAAGATATCTAAGATGAGACGTAATTGGTGTAAACATTCCTTGGCAATTTCATCCTTTGCATAGGTTTCGGACAGAAGATTCTCCAAGCCCTGGATTGCGAGACTGATTAGAAAGCGTCTGTCACGTGGTGGAAGCAGACGTAACATATCTTCGCAAAAGTATATTGGATGCTTCAGATTGTACATGTCCACTGCTTTTCCGCCACACATGGTTCTCTTGACAGATTGCAGGTTGAATTGGTAACGGAATAGTCTGATATTGTGACGATGATCGTTGGTGATTCGAAAATTACTGATTTTTAATTTGGCACCAGGGCGGAATCTTTTATATGCAAGAGCTATTATACTTTCAACAGAACCGATCCACAGATCACTCGTCTTGGTCTGCCTGGAATTTACAATCTCCCAGACATTGGGTCTGGGTATTAGTAGGCTCAACATCTATACTTTATAGATAATTTTTGATCTGAAACCATTCAATTATTTGTACACAGTCTTCAGCCATTATATTCTAATATAAAATATAATGGCTGAAGACTGTGACCGGACCAGTGATCATGGGGAGATCCTATCACGCCCATGCAAATGTACTCCGAATCAAGCAAACTATTTGGGAATAGCACTTCAACTGTTGGGAGAATTAAGTTTCATTCTGGAATTCCGAGGTCAAATTGATATCGATTGTATCAAAGAGAATCTTAAAGTCATATATGATTCTTTAAAGAAAGCAGAATGGTGTAAGACACTCGATACTGGCTACTTGTGCACCATGATCCATGGACTCGAATGTCGTGAATCCATTCATGTTGAACTGACACAGTTTAATGTACCTTTGTTCCCAGTGATACCTGGGAGCAAAATATGCATCAATCCAATTCCATGTTGCCCTCCTCAGGAGAAACTCTGTTTCAAAAGCCCTCCCAAGAAGAAAAAATGTTCCATCAAACCTTACAAAACATGTGACTCAGATCAATGTGACCCACCAAGGAAAAAGCGATCAATGGCGCATGTGGGACCTACTTTACACCCTTACAAAATCATTCCTGGTCCAGCCCTTTCTGATTGTTACCCACCGAAGTGTCCACCGAAGTGTCCATCGCCACAAAAGTGCCCACCAGAGTGTCCGCCACAAAAGTGCCCACCAAAGTGTCCGCCACAAAAGTGTCCACCAAAGTGTCCTCCACCACAAAAGTGTCCACCAAAGTGTCCACCGAAGTGTCCTCCACAGAAGTGTCCTCCACAGAAGTGTCCTCCGCAGAAGTGCCCACCGAAGTGTCCTCCACCACAAAAGTGTCCACCAAAGTGTCCACCGAAGTGTCCTCCTCAGAAGTGTCCTCCGCAGAAGTGTCCTCCACAGAAGTGCTACCCCAAGAGCCAGATTGAATGCCATGATGTCTGTCATGAAGTCTGCTATGAAGTCTGCGATAGTTATATCATTCCGTGCACAAACAGAGCTGTGGTCATTCTCGATTGTCCCCTGGAAAAAACTCTACCTAAACATGGTATTGAGGTCTCTGTGACATATGATCCAATCAAAAACATTCCAGCCATCATTGCATCTGAGTGTTTTGAACCCACACCATCATTCAAAAAATGGATTGATTGTCTGATAGAGGAGGTTCTCTGTTGCATTTCAGGTGTCAGCAAATGTTGCAAGTGTCCACCTCCATGTGCCGATTCTTCAGAAAGTTGCAGCTCATGCAGCTCATATAGTTATAGTTACAGTGATTCGAGCAGCAGTGACAAAGGAGGATCATCTTCATGTGACTCCGAATCTGATTAATGACTCCATTGAAAATCGCCACTCACTGCAGCTTTCTTGGCCAGTTCATCAGCTATCTCATTCCCTATGACTCCGCTGTGAGCAAGGACCTTTCTCCAGATCACATTTACTTTTTTCATGACATTATGTAATCTGGTCCAGAGGTCGAGGTTTTTTATGTTATTACTTGATATGTTGGTAATGACATAATTGGAGTCCGAATGGATTTCGATAGTGGGTCTGCTATCAGCAGTGGGTCTGCTATCACCACCGGACACACTTGCAATTCTCTCAAGTATCCAGATTATTGCAAATAGTTCTCCTCTGTTGTTGGTTTGTGTGCCTGGTACAGAAAGTCCAACCTTCCAGTTCCATTCAGGTACATAGACTCCTGCACCCGCTCTCCAAGTAGATGTGTCTGCATCTCCTTGTGACAAACAGCTGCCATCGGTGTAAACAACCAATGGCTTGGAAGGCAATAATCTCGGAGTATTTGAAATCGGAGCATTTGAAATCGGAGTATTTGAAATCGGAGTTAGTGGCTCTCCGATTTGTTTGGGTTCCTCTTTGGGGAGGCGGGGGAGAGGCACAGAAATACTCCGAATCGGTGCCTCTCGACCAAGGAATGCCTCAGCATCATGCAGCGTAGCAAACCCTTTGAAAACTGCACCTGGGACTCCTGTTACCAGTTGGCTACATTCCGCCCAGGACTGGACAATACAAGGGGACCCATGCCCACCTTTCTTGACAGCATAGTATTTTTTCCTAGGCATTCGTGTGTTTGTGCAGGTTGACACAAAATCTCTGGTGGCGGATCATTTTTCATTCATTTAGACAAAGTGTGATGATGTGTTCTCATATGGGATTGGCGAAATCAATCAATCGCCACGTAGCCAGATATACAGACCCGTTCCCAGAATTGCTGCACCAGTCAAACCGAATCCATACTTGACTACGTTGTGAGCTGGAGCCTGAGCTGAGTGCGAAATTGTGTCTAGAAGGCTCGGGATACGAGTGACCGAGTTACTACTGAAGCAACGATCATTCTCTTTGTTAGCTTCATAGCTGAGGCGACAGACCTCTTCAGCACGTTCACGAGTGGTCGCGGCTCCACAGAATAGAGCCTTGTGTACGAACACGATGCTGCCATCTTGCTGTGGATCCATCACTTGTTCGATCTGATTCTTTGGAAGGAGATCGATGCAGTTGACGAATCGCTGTCCAGGAACCTGTCTTGTGCTGAAATTCCAGTTTCCATTGTCAGCATGATGGACAACAAATCGGAGAATTGTTTCAGTGTCGATCTTGCTAATTAGTCGGGGGTTACTGGACACTCCCTGTGGCAAGTAGAGCATATATGGGGTCTCCGACTCTTGAGACCGATCATAAGCAGCCTGAATTAGAGGGATTTGTACAGCCTCCTCTTCCAGCTTTCGGAAAATGTCATTCATGTGAATCAGGACTGTGTCCTCCATCACTCGAGTCGCAATTCCGAACCGGGAATCCTGTTCATCACTATAAACACCATCAGGGTCGTTCAGACAGGCAATTGTTTGTCCAACATTCAGATGGCGGTGATAGCGATAAATCTCTGGACGATCAAACTGCTTGTAGATGCTGTTCTGACCATTATCATTGGCATCGATCTCCTTGACAACTCGGTGGTAAATGCGATAATAAGCAGCATCGCGCATATTCTGCAACTGCTCCTCGTTCAACTTTGGAAACATCGAAGGAATTGTCAGTGTCTGAACGATCGCCCTACCATATTCCTTCCAAACCATGCCAGCAGAGCTCAACAAAATATCAGAACCATCATCAAACGTTTCATTGCAACTCTCCTGGTGATGGTCGAACCGCCGATTCTCTGGCCAATAAACATGGCCCACATCCAGAACGATGTCACATTTGTCGAGGATCTCATTCTTTCGCGATCGGTGTACCTCCAGACGACAATCGCCAAGATTGTTGTACAGAATCTTTAACAGAGCTACTCCCAGAACCTCATCCGCATGAAATCGCCCATCGTGCACCGCCACACTGATCACATCCTTGCGCAGCACTGGCACATCACTGCGCCCCATCAGGGGAAGATCCTCCTGAACATCACCCTTATCATCACATACAGTCTTGCTCTCACCAGCGCGCCCATAGTAGCTCTTGGAAAGGTCGTGATTGTCTGAATCAACCACGAAACTGCGGTCCAACTGAGAGATGGGGGCGGCAGCTGGTTCTTTTGTCTTTTCCAAGGGGGGTGAGATTCCGGCCGAGACTTCGGTTGGGACTTCAGTTGGGACTTCGGTCGAGACTTCGGCTGAGGCTTCAGTTGGGACTTCGGCTGAGCCTTCGGTTGGGACTTCCGCCAAGGAGGTTTGAGCCGAAATCCCCTCCACTGAAGTCTCAGCCGAAGTAATTTCGCTCTGATCTTGCTTGGAAGACATTTCTACTGGTTTTTATTTATTGTAAAAGTTGTGAATGCTGCAAATATGGAGTTCATCCTGTTCAATTTTCATTGATCGTGGTCTGGAGAGTAGTTGTATTTTGCTCTTGTGAAATTATTGAATAGCTTGGGCGTGTAATTGGGATAGACACATTGTTTATCCTGAAAATATTTTCTGAACATCTGGCAAGTTCTCTCCTTCCCGCTTTCAGCACTGGTCCAGCACATTGGATTTGGATAACAGTCAGCATTGTTGTTAAATCCGCGCCTTTGTAGACTGGACTCAGCATCTATGTTCTTATTGATCCCCGAAACCCATGGTGCTAAATCACTGCGGTCCTGTGTCCCAGGAATGCGACTCCAATCATCGCCCTTGCACATCTTTGTAACAGATTTAGGCTCTGGCAGAGCTGTCTTGTTCATCTCCATGCCAAGGACATGGGTTTGCAATGGCAGTCCCTGAGGAGGACATATTCGTTCCGGTGCCAGATTTTGCACCCAGTATTTCTTGGACTGTTGATCCTGCTCATCATCATGCATGACACGGCTGCGATCCCCTGAAATACATGGGCTGGATGTCTGTGGATATGTCATGTTGTTGACAGGAGCATGCGATATGAAAAAATTACGTACAAAGAGGTCACGGTTCCAGTAATCGCGGTCGAGTTTACGGACACTGCCTCCTAAGCACGACGTATGTGCCTGTTCATCGCCCAGGTAAGGTCTTGTCATTCTGTTCTATCTCGCTTGCTATATCATTTCACTTATAATATTTGGATTCAGCGGCACGTGCTCATTCACAGCTATGATCAGGATTCTACGGGGGACCGGGCGGCTGAGTGGAGCCGGAATCTACAACATATATTATTTTTAAATTCTATATTCTGGACGCGGATACATTGCATTCCAATGGCGATAATTGTTCAACTGTTAGCTGTGAGTCCAAGCACCAAAGTCTTCTTAGTCAGGAACTATCATTCTACCTCTTATACAGGCACCATTGCTGTAGCGTGCACTTTTTTCTGAGATTTTTCGGTTTGGAAAATTATTTTTAATCCTCCAAAATGTTTGTGAATTTTCACGTCTCAGTTGCTGTAGCGTGCACTTTTTTCTGAGATTTTTCGGTTTGGAAAATTATTTTTAATCCTCCAAAATGTTTGTGAATTTTCACGTCTCAGTTACTGTAATTGTTTAATTATTAGCTAAGTCTAAGGCACCCTAGTCTTCTCAGTCAGGAACTATCAATCTACCTCTTATACAGGCACCATTGCTGCAGCGTGCACTTTTTTCTAAGATTTTTGGATCCGAAAATTATTTTTAATCCTCCAAAATGTTTGTGAATTTTCACGTCTCAGTTACTGTAATTGTTTAACTATTAGCCAGGGCCAACATTTGCTAAAAGGCAACTCAATAGCAAACTAGCATTGCGCCTATTCATCCATACAAAAGAGGGAACATTTGTAGACCTGTTCCCTTTTCGCTCTCGCTTCAACTCGGGCAACACGAACATGTTAGAGACGGGACGCACAGTGAGCAGCGAGCGGAGCCGAGCCAGCGAACGTGGCGCAGCCATGCGAACCGACACCTAAGAGGATTGTGTGGAGGGGTGATGAGATTGCCAAAAAGGAAGAACAGGTCGCCCCTGTTCTCTAGAGCTTGAGCATCTAAACTGTCCAGAGAACCATCATTCAAGCTCCACACAGAATGGAATTGAAATTGAAGTGTGCATTTGAGATCAGAGGGACTCAATTCCGCTTATATATGACCTGGGTTTTACCATCACGCTTAAATTCAAGCAGGTGACCCGCAGGTACCAGCTGCTGTTGGCTCTCATAGGCCTCCATGTCATACAACTGATACTTTTTAGCAGGCTTACCCTGGTATTTAATCATCTTGCCCTCGAGGCGCTTGCCATCAGGAGTTGCCTCTATCACATATCTGGGCTTGACAATAGTACGACCACTAGGACCCATCTTCCGCTCCCAAAGTTCTGGGAGCAGTCGTGGAGGAAAGATTTTTTGTGTGTATCGCACAATCTTCTTGATAATCTCAGTAACCTCTGTAGTGGTAGTTGTGCTAGCTCCCGGTCCACCTGGTCCACCTGGTCCGCCTGATCCATGTCCCAGATCCTTGTGATAATCTGGCCAATAAGCATAAACAACATCATCTGGTCCCGAATCAATCGAGCGCGGAATGGTCATGCAGTTGACTGGCCCATTGTTCTTACCTGATGTAGTGTTGTGGTTGGCATTGAGATGGCAATCAACTGCTGCTTCCCTCATTGCGTAAAAAAAGTCTTGGTTCATTGCTTCCTTGCGCTCTGCAACGGTGTGAATGACCTGGTCGGTTGTCAGGGGATCTGTGGGGACATTCTCATTAGCAGTCGCCAGATAAATCCAGACGATAAAGTTCCACAGGTCTGGTGGCAAATTCTTGTGTGAACAAATACGACGAGCACGACCAATGGTTTGCTTGACACGGACCATATTCCAGTGTGGTTCCAGGATATGCACCTGACGGATATTAAACAAATCAACACCTTCACTAATCACCTCTGTACCAAGCAAGACTCGAATATTGCGACCTGCTCCTGTGTAGGGATCTCCCTCCTCGACATCGAACAGATTGTCTTCGCTGTTATACAATTTGATGATATCTGCATTCCTGTCAGCATCACTTCCCAGGATCGCAAAGCGACGACCATCCCAGGAGGGGTCCATCTCTGGATCATCCTCATAGTTTATCCAGTCATTCGCCTCCAATGCCTTAGCCATCAGGTTAATACCCTCAACAGTGCGATAGTTTGAATAAATAAGCACGCCACCGTCATATTCAGGTGAGATATTGTCAATCTTGTCTATAACATGGGCCATCTTCGAACTATAATCATGGAGATTCTCCAATGATAAGAGGCTGGTGTACTCACCAGCCTCGAGCTCCTCTTCAGTGATATCCTCTTCCAATGGTTCCTGCAGTGCTCTGTACAGCTCATTGAGCTTCTCATTTTGTCGCAAATCTCCAAGATCTTCATCAAAGCCAAAAAGTCCTGCCATTCTGCTCTTGACACGATAACTTGTACCCTTGGTGAGTATAGATCGGATTTCCTCCTGAATGTTTATCTTGGATGACCGGGCGGTTTGTTTTCTCTCTGGTTTGCGGGCTTTTTCATACCACTGTGCCTGAGTATAGCCCATGGGAACTTCGACCATTATCGGACTGTCAGTTGGATTCCCTTCCTCATCCACCATTGTCGGAAAAACGTTCCCACGTGCACCAGAGTAAAAACTTACAAGACCCTGAATACGCTGTTTAAACACATCTAGGTTCATGCCACTACCTATGTCCCAGTTGACAAATGCTGCATCAAACTGCGCCTCATCTATTGGAAATAGCTCATACAAACTTTTGGGACGTTCCTCTGGTGGGGATGGAATTGGGCCCCTGAGAATGTTGAACAGGATCGAGAGCTCGGTAGGACGGTTAATGATAGGAGTTCCAGACAATGTTACAAAACGGCAATTCTCACTCATCAGGAGAGTGCGATAATATGCCATGGAACGAGCACGCGTCTCTGCATTCTTGCCGTGGTTGATACCATTGTACAGATTCTGAACAAGATTGTGAACCTCATCAATAATGATCACCAGATTTTTCAACTTGTTATCCTTGTCCGCATACTCACGCAGTTGAGCCAGCTTGTTGGGTGCATTGTACGCCGCATAACCAATTCCCCACTCACGCAGAAAAGCACGACCTACCTTGGGCTTACCAGTGCTCTGAGATATAAATTGGCGGTAATGGGCCTGTGTAAAGCGTCTACCCTCCCACGTCCATCCCCATTTTGCCAGTTCCTTGGCAAAATTGTAGATGAGTTTGGCCTTGCTGATAAAAAGAGTGAACTTACCCTCGTGAGCATATTGCTGCGCAACCTCGATACTTGAACGGGTCTTACCAGACCCAAGACCATGGTAGAGCAGGATACCTCGATATGGTGACACTGTATCCATATATGCCTTGATAAACTTCTGGTATCGGAACAGCTCCTTTTTGTCCGTTTCTGTGAAACAATCCATCTCATTGCCCCTCTTGAGACGGTAATCATTATAGTGACTGTTGACCCACTCTCCAAACCTCTGATTGTTATGCAACACCCATTCCTTGTCATCTGTCACCATTTTGCCACTCGGACTCCATGCATTTTCACGAAGTTTCTTTTCAGTCATTGATGATCCCTTTTTCTGTTTCTGTTTGCGCTGCACTGGGAGTGGCACTGGGTGCGGCACTGGGAGTGGCACAGGAAGCGGTACTCTGGTACCGGATTTGCCAGGTAGATGCGATAAAGGAGGTGGCAAGTGTACATTTGCTCTCCGTGTACTGGCACCAATGGGCGGCGGTGGCAAGTGTACATTTGGTCTCCGTGTACTGGTACTATCGATGGGCGGTGTTGGTAAATGTTGTACATTTGCTCCCTCCCAAATAGATTTCCTCATCTCCAGTTCAAAGACTTACTTATACTATATAAAAGAAATTGATTGGATCGACCTCATCAGACATTGGGTCTCAATGCCAAATGCTTGAGTGATGAGTACGATCACAATTGCAAGAACCGTGACCACATGTCCCATCAGAATCGCAACCTACAATGTGTTTGCCGATCCCAAACACTATGTACAGAGATTCAGATACATAGTTGAGACCTTGTCACAACACAGTGGATCATGTTCACCAGATATTCTCTGTTTGCAAGAGGTGAGTGAATTTTCGGAGTCTTTCCTACAACAATCCATTGCCATCCTCAAGGAGTATGGGTATACCAAATATATGTATTCATCATCTATGCCAACAGGTCCATATGGAATACTGTGTGCCATGAAACCCAGAGATGATCTCCAGCTCCTAGGAATGAAAACAACTCATTTCAGAGATACCTGCATGGGACGCAGCTTCATTCATATGGCAATATCCACAGCAAACAGCGTTGTGCACATTCTCAATACACACCTAGAGAGCACTTACCAATTTCAAAGCACACGCAATGAACAGATGAGCCAACTTGTTGCATATTGTCAAGACCTGGATATCATTGAGGATACGATTCTATGTGGTGATATGAACATGAATTTCAATCAGATCTGGCCATTGGAAAAGTATTTCACACCTCATGTCGATTTTCCAACATGGTTTGCCAACAGGGTCTCTGTAAAGAAAACAACACGGACAGCCAAGTTTGATCGCATCTACACTGGAGCCCGACTCCAGTTCATTGTTGAGTCCATGGTCGTGGTTGGTCATCTGAAGATCCCAGGTCTGGAAGTATATCCATCTGATCACATTGGAATTGTGTTCTCTGTCTGCAAAGGAAATTGACCTCTATTTTCAGTGCTCCCACACTGCACACCACACTGCACTGACTGGTGAAAGAGAATGAAACCACATAGTTTCACATTCATCAAACAATTCCATCGTAACCCTCCAGGGCCAAATATTTTCACCAGAGCAGCTCATGTACAAAGGGCATATGACCACTATCGCCTGGATGTGGCTGCCAAAAAATACCCCAGTCTACGCCACAAAATATTTCATACCGCGCCAATGACTCCGTATGTGCTGCGTCCAAATGATTTCCCATACAATGTAGAGCCAGATGTCGAACACAAAGTTTTGTGGTTGAACCCCACACTGTTCATACCATACACGTTCGATCCATCAGAGCCATTGATAGAACAAATCCTAGAGAGCGAGTTTCAGAACCGACCTTTTGTGTTCTTCAGAAACACAAAGGAGGTCTCATCAGTATTTGACATGATTCATTACCAAGTGTTTACACCGAGAACCACCTAGCTAGCATTCCTTCAGCTTACCCTCAGATGGTTCACGGCGTTTGCCCTTGCTATCGACATATGCTCGAAGAACCAATGTCCTACCGAATTTGATAGCTGCTTGGTCATACAGTGGAATCGCCTGGTCTGTTGCTATGCTACCAGTACTGGTGGTCCAGACAACCGACCTTCTGATTGGTCGCCCATTCTTATCTAGGATCACCGCGAACTTCTCAGTCCCAACCTTGATCGCCTTGTAGCGATAGGTCTTCTCAACAATCTCGTATGTCTGATTTTGCAGTCTCTCACTCTTTGCATCCCGAATCTGGTTCAAGCAGCAGCTCTCCTGATTGATCCTGGGCATATAAGAATAATCACCATTGTGATGCAGTGGTTCTGGAGATAGTCCGTGCTCCAATGGCCTGTTCTCACATGCAGAAAGAGCGAAATCGAGAGCAATCGTCTTGACCAGATCATAACATTGTTGATTAATGGCATCTTTCTCCAGTGCCCTTTCATACAGATACTCATCAGTGGTTTGATGCTCCGACTTTGCAGCAATCTGGGACTTTTGTGATGGTGAGAGCACTGAATGGTATTGAAAAACATGTACCTTGCGCAAATGTTCTGGTAGACCATGGTGGGATCGGATGCGACGGGCGCGCCCAATCACCTGCAGAATGAGAATCAGCGTCCACCAAGGCTCCATGATGTGAACTTGGCGACAGTTCATTAAACTGAGACCCTGTGCTGCACTGCTAGTACCAAGAATGAGTTTCAGATACTCGCCATTCTTGTTTCGTGGATGGTTGTAATATTCAACGATACGGGTGCGCAACTCCTGGCTCTCAGCCCCGCTTACAATCGCATATCTCAGTTTGGGCTCATCGGCATCACTTGGTTCATAGCGGCTCCAGCCCATCTGCAACAATTCACGCGAAAAAATCTCCACTCCCTCTAGTGTGCGGAAATTACTAAAAACAAATGCTGGTCCATCGCTACCTGGACCAGTCATCAGGTTGTGATGCATCCGGAGATGCTTGCGACTGCATTTTTCCAGGTCCTGTTCAGGATCTAGATACTTCTTGAATGGTCCACTCAGTTCAGCGAGAGCATTCTCGACTCCATTGCGATTCTCACCAGGCTGGAGAATTGCAACCTCCTCATTGGAAGTGATGATATGCTCGTACTTGCCAATCATATCAACACTTTGAATCAACTCAACCAAGAATGTCAGCCTGGCTTTACCATCAACATAGGATGCCCATTTGCTGCGGAATCGTCTGTTCTCTTGATCTAGCTTGGCGACGGCGCTTGGTTCCACATCATCTGCCAGGGGATGGAACCCGCACTTGCGAGCAAAAAGGTCACGCAACTCTTCTTTCTGCGTCTCTGTCCACAATTTTTCAAATGGATTTAGAGTTGGGCTATCGAAGATGAGTCTTTTGTACTTTCCAAGGCTCATCGGGCGATTAAGACCAGGCGGTAGAGCATAGTTGCAGTATTGACGCGAGTTAGGGCGAAATGTGTTAGGGGCGATGCGCTTACCAGAACCAGACCGACTCTCTCGGACAATTTCTTCTGTCCGTGATTTCCAGTAGCCATCAAATTGAATGTCATGCATCTCAACACGTTCTATCTCCATGTGGATCACATCTGGATAAAGCCCTTTACGAGCACCATGAAAATAGCTGACCAGACCAATTGCTCGTCTTTTGATCATATCTACATTGCGCAGAGTCTTCGTTTCATAATCCACAAACAAATCATCGAAATCCTCCCTCCTCTCTGGAAATGCTCTCGACCAACCAATTATCCTCTGTGATTGCTCTTTCACAGTATCCCAGACAGGAATCGGTCCACGAATGATGTTGAACAGGATTCCAAGCTCGAAGGGGTAGTTGATAGGAGAAACTGTTCCAGTCAGCCCTATCACTCGGAGATTGTTGGCACCCATGAGGATGTTATAGATGCGCTTGCCCACTCGACCCGTCTCACTCGCCATCATATTGACAAGATCATGGATCTCATCAATAAGAATGCAAGCATTGTCCAGGCCCAATTTCATCAAATCTTGGACCACGCGACTCGAATTGTAACTGACGAAATGGTACACAGACCTGATTCGGCGATTCAGCTCGTTCGTGATGCGTGCCTGTGCCAGAGGATCCATATCCTTAAACCCAGCAGGGTAGCTCAGATCAGGTTGTCCCCATTTGCGAATCTCGCCAATCATATTGTCTCTCAGACCAGCTGGTAGCAGAACCACCATCTTATAACCTGCTTGGCGGAACTTCTCACCTGCAGTGATACCCGTACAACTCTTGCCCGAACCCATCTCGTGGTTGACTAGAATACCACGATATGGAGATGCTGGACAGAAAAACTCACTGATGAATCGCTGATAGGAGAACAGATGTGACAGACGTGACATCTGTGATTCATCACCTCCTTCACCTTCAGCTTTCGAAAAATACTTAATAAATTCCTGATTTACCCAGTCTGTGAAGTTTCGATGGTTTGGCAGAAACCAGGTTTTTCTTGTGCGTGGATCTGTGTACGTTCCTGATGGTCTCCAGGAGTAGTTCTGGACTGGTTCTGGTAGAAACTGTTTTGGATATTGTTGCACGAGCGGAGGTAGCTCTGATGCCATCACAGGTATCACAGGTGTCACAAGTGTGGGAGTGAGTGTTGGAACAGCAAGAGGTGGTGGTGGTAGCCGCCCACAAAGTTGTTTGATGCTTTGCACTTGTGGTACTTTAAGCATTTTTCTTCTCGAATACTACCACTGACCAGAGTATGGAGCAGGTACATTCAATTTTTTACGCTTATGCACAAGCTCATTTGTAGCCTCTCACAAATTATGTGAACCTATCATAGAGGACACTCCATGTTTCAAACAGGTGGGTTTCAAACAAACAGTGCCAGTTTGAATGATCACTTTGATGCTGTTTATTTGATAAATATGGAGAAAAGGACAGATCGTCTTGCGTTGAGTCGATTCTATCTCAACAGACTAGGGATCAAGTTCACTGTGATGAAAGCGGTTGATGGAACACATCATAAACAAGAGTTTAATCAGCTGAAAAAGAAAACCAAGGCGGGGAGGTTCCATGGTTTAACATCTATGGGGGCTCTTGGGAT